TTATCTTTAGTTTTTCGACTTCTCTTTTTACCAGTCCAATACCCTTCATTACCCTTCTTGAACTCGGTTTCAGGATGGTATCCTTTTATGAATCTCCCCACGGTATCTCTTATAAGCATACTTTTATTTACCCCCTCCAAATGTTTTTAGTTCTTTACTTTCCTCTTCAGCCTTTTCTTTTTGCTCAGCGGCAAAGGGATTGCATAGCCCATACATGCCGCATTCCTCTTTTATACATGGTTGCCTTGCTCTACTTTCTTTATCGAATAAGCTCCAAAGCGGACAAAACTTCATTTTCTCCTCCCTAATAAGTCCCTTAACCTTCTTTCTCATCACTAAACTTTTGCCTTTCCTAGTATGACTCGGTACTCGAGTACGTGATGATAAACCTCGACGTCCTCTTCAAACAGGTCCCGGGGAGGCCCCTGCCTCTGGCAAAAGATATTGGAGTAACCATTGGCGCTTATGTCAGCCTCATCCATCGCCTCAGTGACCGCCTCCGATATGACTCCGCAGTGCGTACCTCCCGATACCGCATCCCCGGCCTTATCCTTATCCTTACAAAATACGTCTATCTGAACTAATACGTCATCTCCCCAACTACCAAAGGTATCCCTGTTGCTGCCGGTTACGATCCAGTAGAGGATATAGGGGTAGGGTGTACCCTGGGGGGCTTTTTTATGATAAATACCTGTAACGAGGTCTGTTATGGCAGTAATATCAAGGATATCATAGATACCTTTTTTAAGGGCATTTATATCAATCATCTTCCGCTCATCATAATTCTTGCCACTCGCTCTTTATTTCTTTCTAGCCCGGGACGCATAAAAGGACGAGCTGCCATCGTAGAAGTCCCAAACTCTAAAGGTACTGCATAAATAATATTCGTTCCTACTCTCCCCACTACACTATCAGGCTTTTTTTCCACCTCATGCGTGATCCCCCTTCCCAACGTTCCTGTTATTTTTCCTGGAGGCTCACCTGGGGCCGAGGGGCTTTTTCCTGTTAGGCTTTTGTTAATATCTCCTTCCAAAAATAAACAGGCTTTGCTCATATTTTTGACGGCCTTAGCTCGCATCTCCTTCACCAGTTTATTGCTATTCCAATTTACTTTCTCCATCTACCTCACCAAGCTGAAAATTATTACTCCTACAGCGAATATCCAGGGAAACACCTTCATCATTATACTGTGAAGAGGCTCTTTATATTTAACCTCCATTATTGTCGAATAGAAAATCCCGAAAGTCCCTAATCCCATGATCACAAGTCCTGCTAGTTGCATGTCCTTATCTCCTTTTCAGCGTAAAATCCAAGTCGCTTTTGGTCATATAGCTTTGCGGGGAAGAATAGACCGCAATTTTCCTTTGGACTAGCAGTACCGCTTCCTTATCATCTACCTCGATCACGCTTCCTCGCCAATAATTATGCCAATCCTTTTTTAATTTAAGGAACATTATTCAATTTCGAGTACGTCTAGTCTATAAAATCTATTAGCCTCATTCCAGTTTTTGATCAATTCGATACCAAATTCTCTGGTCCCTTTTTTCGCTCTGTCCTTCTCAGTAATCGTGACAGGGGGAACTGCTATAAACAGTCGGTGACTAGCAAATACTGTCTCTTTGCCTGCCGTAAAAAGCTCCCTCCCGGATAAGGGCTGTAACCTGCAGGCGATGTTCGCTAGGCTAATAATCTTGTCAATGTCAGCGGTAGCCTTAGAAGTTGTACCAGTAATCTCCTCATTCTCCTCATCGGCCTCAAAGTCCGTACTGCTCCTCTCGTAAATCTCAAGGTAGCCCTCGCCGACTTTACCCACCTTAGCGGTAGCCCCGCTAGTCCCTCCGGTGATAGTCTCATGCTTTACGAAAGTTCCTACAAGGCTACTTATATTCAGTCTCTCTAGGTTGGCCCATTCATCGGTAAATCCTCCGTGGTCATCCGGGACTAAATACTTTCTTTGGATATCAATTCTGTTATTGAAAAGATGCTGCACTAGACAACTCCGATCAAGGGCTTTCTCTTTATGAAAGGCTCAATACGACTATCAGCCTGCACTACTCCGGTGAGATACTTCTTGCCTCCCCTGCCGTAAGTCCAGTCCCCTAAATGCTCTGAGTCAAAGGCATACGGTGTATAAAGAGTTGAGTCATTGTCATACCGACAAAGGATTATACAGGCTTTTTTGATGGCTCTGGGTGGGTCATTTACTGCGCCAGCGACATTATTGACATCGGCGGTTGCCCCGGAGGTTCCCCCGGTGATCTCCTCATCCTCTTCAAAATTTGTCGCGCTTCTGTTTATAATCTTAAGATAGGTAGGATAGACCTCTTTGACTATAGCGGTCGCTCCGCTTCCATCAGGGGGAGCCGGAGCCGAAATAGTTTCTCCTACCTGAAAGATTCCGACTACATTGTCTATATCTAATTTCCCATCAGGCCAGCCCATAGTCCCTATAATATGGATATTACCTCTCCCTCTTGGGAAGAGGACTGTTTCTTCCTCTAAAAGGCCATCACTGGGTAACTCAGAGTCAAGATAAACTGAGTCTTCGTCATGGGTATACCAGGAAGTACCGAGGCTAACTCCTGAGACCTCTATAGAGGAGATGCTAAGGATATCGGGCTTGAAGCTCAGGAAGAGCCTACTTTTCCCATTTCCGTCAAGGTAAATATCAAAATCTTTGGGGTAGAAATAATCTCCCGTAATTTTCTCAACGAGTTCCTCGATTCTGTCAATTACTTCCTGCTGTTCTGTATCGCCGTAATCCCCGGGCCAGTTGTCAACATCCTCCTCGTGAACGTAGTTACCTATGGCTGTATGTTCTTTTTTAGGCTTTTTTGGCAAAATTACCCCCTATCCTCGTAGATTTTTGGTGTAAGGGGCTTGTTTATAGGGGCACAAGCCCCCAAAAGCCTGTTATATTTCCCATCCTATGGACTGATCTGCAGCATGATGAACGGTGCAGCCGCCTCTGACTCAAGAGAATCGGGCCTTTCAATCATAAACCCGGCAACCTGTTCAGCGCGATTAGCTCCTTCTGCATGATCTTCTCTATGGATGCCGCCGTTTGTGAAGAACGTAAACATCTGTTCATACTGATTCACACCAAGTGCTACACCAGTAGGACTAATCCTGCAAGGGCCCCAAGTCTGAATCCAGAAGAACTGTCCTGTGGTTGCCATTACAGTAGGCATACCCATAACGGAAGTATAGTTATGATCCGCAATTATCAAGTTACAGTATGGATTGGGGAGAATCTCACAAGGGTCATTCTCGTTGAGTCCTACAGTCAGGGCATCCTTAAGAGTAAGTATGCAATTACTACCTCCGATAACCGGAACAGCAGTATTGCCTATAAGATGTCTTTGTGCACGATCAGAACCCCGATAGAGAGATATATACCCGCCATTCAACCAGTTTTCCACGACAGTCACTATGAAGGAAGCGGTAGTAACCTCCAGAGTCTTTGAACCTGCTAAAGTAGCCTTACAGATTGAGGCTTTTCTAGTTACAAGACACTGATAGTTCTTGACGCCTCTGTTCATTGCACTAAGGCTCCCACCACATCTTCCATACCGAAATACACGGCCATCAGGAGTTATCCTGCGCGTGCCCAAAACATAGTTTTGAGTATCGCTAGCAGCATAGATGCCCTGCTCGGGTCTATCTGTTAGCCTCTCACCGTGGATTATATCGCAGCTCATCTCCAGACCGTTCTTGAAGATGTCCCGAATGATCCGGCTCCAATCCTGTCCAATATCAGGATCCAAATTAGCTAAATCTCTAGCACTATTACCCATTATTTTTCACCTCGCTTGTAGTTTTTCAAGTAATTTCTTTTTGGTAAATCTACCAGATTTGTTAATTCCCCTCTGGGAGGCGAGCTTTCTGAGCTTCCCTAAGCTAAAGCCGCTAAAATCCTCAGTAACTATTACATAGGGAGCTTTCCTCGCCGCCTCTACCAGCTCAGTATTGTCTGTTTTGATGACAGAGCGGGGGGCAAGATAACACTTCACGCCCCCAACTTGTATGTCAACACCACTCCCACGGTTGATTATCTTCCACATTTAGCTCTCCTTATGAATGAGTCAGGTTGTAGATGATTACAGCCGCTTCCGGATTTTCCACCTTGAGGTCAGCCCTCATAGAGTAAAAGACTCTTTGGGCCTCATCCTCAGGGACTCTCTGGGACTCCATCCTTAGCTCCCTCTGCAAGCCGATGATAAAGTTGTCCTTGTTTGTCAGGACAACATCAGCGTACTTGTAGGTAGCGCCAGCCTCGTCCTCGTACATCTCCTTCCCGTCGCTATACGCTGCAAAGTTCGCAGGCATAAGTGGAACAGTCACGATAGGAATGGTCATGTACGTAAGAGGCTCGCCGCCGATAATCGCCTTATCTCCCAGAGCCGTTGATCGGGCTGCCAGTGCTTTGACGTAATCCGCAAGGATTATGTCATTACAGAAGTATCTTAAGTTCGCCAGGCCCTTCACCTTGTACTTAGAAGGGAGCTTTGCTAGCATCTGGCCAAACTTAAATTCCCAGTCAAAGAACCCGGAGGCAGCAGGATTTTCCCATCTCTCAGCAATCCCACCCGCGACCTCGAAGTCAGTGGTAAGTGAAGCATCCATCTTCTTGGCTGCCTTGGGAAGCATGTGGTCAGTGTCGGCCTCAGTTGGAGCGTAACCCAGGAGGATATACCTAAATCCTTCCCAGAGACTTCTTATGTCCGTATCAGCGTAATCCACATTGGACACAAAGTAAGCCTCATCCAACTCGTTAGCGACCTTAGCCGCAATTACCTTCATCAGATGATCGGCAAAAGCCTGACCTTCGATGTTATCCTCAAGGTCATCATCAAAGATCTCGATTGCCCCTCTCACCTTCTTAGAGACAAGAGCTATCTTTCCGCTATAGAACTCCTTCTTGTAATCCGCCACGCTAAACTTATCAGCGGGCTTCAAGAACCGTCCGGAGCCGTACCCCAGATAGCGGATATTCTTCTCGTTCTTGGTCATTTTGACTATCCGGGCGTTTTTGTTCCAGAAGGATTGATCTATAACGTAGTCAATAAACTGGTCTGCTTCCTGAGCTGTCAGTTCAATATCCGGGAGAGCTTTCATTGCTTTCAGGAATTTCTGTTTATTCAGTAGTTCAGCATTTGTAAGCATTAGTTTTTCACCTCGCTATTTTTTAATTTAATTAAACAATCTATTCTTCGCTAAACTTAAAAGAAGGCCACTTATCTCCGCCGCCTTCTCCTGGATCCCCATCTCCGCCGTCAATAGACTTTTTGATTCCCTTGGTCTTCTCGATGGCCTCCAGTCTCTTGGTTATCTTATCCAGCTCCTCCTTGAAGTCCCCATCTTTGCCTTTCTCTCCTAGTTTCTCTATGGATTCCTTGATCTCTTCCAGCTCCTTCTTGAGTTCTCCGTCTCCTTCGCCCTTCTTCAGGTCATTCTCAAGAAGTTTCTTTAGAGCATCAATAGCCTTCTGGATTTGCTGCCTAGTACTCTTGGAGAGTTTGGCTCCGGCCTTTT